TAGAAGTTCCACAAGCCGATATGAGTGTGATGATGCCCGTCCTAATGGGTATGTTGGGTCTGGGCGGTCTCAGATCATTCGAGAAAGCGAAAGGCGTAGCAAAATGAGTTTTAAGTTATCACAACGTAGTCGAGACAGGTTAGAAGGTGTAGATGTCGGGTTAATCGCGGTCGTTGACTATGCTATCGCCGTTACAAAAGTCGATTTTGGTGTAATTTGCGGTCTCCGAACCATTGAAGAACAACGAGAACTTGTTGCTAAAGGTGCAAGTAAGACCATGAAATCTAAGCATATTGATGGACATGCTGTAGACCTTATGGCTTATATCGGATCAAGGGGTTCGTGGGAATTAAATTTATACGATGACCTTGCAGATGCCATGAAAGAGGGCGCTGAAGCCGCTGGAGTTGGAGTTCGTTGGGGTGCCGCGTGGCATATCCCAGACACCCGCGAGTGGGATGGTACAATGGAAGAAGCTATGAATGCGTACGTAGACTTACGTCGTAGCCAAGGCAAACGACCTTTTATTGATGGCCCTCACTTTGAATTGGTGGTGTAGTATGAAAACTACCGTAGAAGCTAGAGATACTGAAGATGGCGTAGAACCAAAGCATACGGTGCACGTTGTGTGTGCACACTGTGGATATGATCTTGATGAAGCCGAACTTGAAGCAGATACTTGTTCTGACTGCGGCGAGACGCTAAACCTAAAGCAGCACGTAGCTATAGAAGTCACTACGCTGCCTCCTATCTTTGGCGAAAGTATGTAGGTGGATTATGGCTCTAAAGAAGTTAGTATTTAAACCCGGTATCAACCGAGAAGTAACGCGCTACACCGATGAAGCGGGCTGGTACGAGTGTGATAAAGTACGCTTCAGACAGGGCTTTCCCGAAAAGATAGGTGGTTGGCAACGTATCTCAGGAACTTCGTTTCTGGGGGTGTGCCGATCTTTATGGAATTGGGTTACTTTAGGTAGTATTAATCTTATTGGCGTTGGTACGCACCTCAAGTTCTATTTAGAGCAAGGTGGTGGGTATAATGACATTACGCCTATCCGTAGTACCACCGCTGCGGGAGACGTGACGTTTGCTGCTACTAACGGGTCAGCAACTCTGACTATTACTGATGCAGGTTACGGCGCTCGTGAAAATGATTTTGTTACTTTTAGTGGCGCTGTATCACTAGGCGGTAACATAGATGCTAATGTGTTAAATGCTGAATACCAAATCGTAACAACCCCCAGTGCGAACACATATACTATTACTGCTACAGTCACAGCCAACGCATCAGATACAAGCAATGGTGGGTCATCAGTAGTTGGTGCGTACCAGATACGTACTGGAGAGCCGTATGAAGTCCCACTTTCTGGCTGGAGTGGCGGCACATGGGGCGCTGGTGTATGGGGTACGGGTGGTGTTTCTACCGAAGCTATACGTCTATGGAGCCAAGCTAACTTTGGTGAAGACCTAGTATTTGGCCCTCGTGGAGGTGATATTTTCTACTGGGATGCTACAAATGGGGTAAATACACGTGGTGTTTACTTGTCATCTCTTGGTGGTGCATCTAATGTACCTACTTCGCAGAATTTGATTTTAGTATCAGATATAAACCGTTTTGTGTTTTGTTTTGGTACTAATGATGTTGGCAGTGCTACAGTTGATCCAATGCTCATTCGTTGGTCTGATCAAGAAGATGTAGCACAGTGGACGCCAGCATCTACAAATCAAGCGGGGTCCTTGAGATTGTCACGGGGAACTGAGATAGTCGCGGCTAAACAAGCACGTCAAGAGGTCCTCGTTTGGACCAACTCTTCGCTGTATTCACTACAGTACCAAGGTGCACCTGCTGTATGGGGCGCTCAGTTGGTCGGAGATAACATATCTATTGCTTCTCAAAACACTGTAGCTTTTGCCAGTGGTGTGGCTTTCTGGATGGGTAAAGATAAGTTCTATATGTATGATGGGCGTAGCCAACCACTCCCATGCAACGTGCGTCGTTACGTGTTTGAAGACTTTAATACGTTGCAGTATGACCAAGTATTTGCGGGTACAAATGAGGCGTTCCATGAAGTATGGTGGTTCTATTGCTCCGCAGATAGTGAAACGGTAGACAAGTATGTGGTGTTTAATTACTTAGATCAAACATGGTACTACGGCACTCTAGCTCGTACAGCGTGGCTTGACTCTGGCTTGCGTGATTTTCCTTTGGCAGCGACGTACAGCTATAACCTCGTAAACCACGAACAAGGTACGGATGACAACCAAACAGGTACTCCTGCACCAATTGCAGCGACTATTACCTCTGGACAGTTTGATATAGATGATGGAGACAGGTTTGTGTTTGTATGGCGCATTATGCCTGATGTTACATTTGAAGGGTCTACTGCCGCTTCTCCTAGCGCTACAATGACGTTACTCCCCCTTGCAAACTCAGGATCAGGCTACAACAGCCCGTATTCCGAAGGAGGTAGTGCAACAGGTACGGTAACACGTACGGCTACAGTGCCTATTGAGCAGTTTACAGGACAAGTAAATACACGCGTGCGTGGACGGCAGATGTCGATAGAGATGGCGTCCACTGAGCTTGGAGTTAAATGGCAACTTGGGTCTCCTAGAGTAGACATGCGCCCTGACGGGAGGCGCTAATGGCTAACAACATTGAGCGTACAGAACCGCCTGCCTTACCTCTAGCGCCTGAAGAGTATCAACGCCCGTTTATGGACCAAAACAGCAATGTTTTGCGGTTGTTTTTTAACCGTTTTATTAATTCACTTGACAACTTATTTAGCGTCGAAAGCGGGGGTAAATTCCTCTATATGCCTCGCGGTGCCTTTTATAGCACACAAGATCAAACTGCCTCTAATGTTAACACGGGGTACGCAGTGACGTTTAACAATACGGTATACAGTAGTGGGGTCACACTCTCTAACAATAGCCGAATAAACGTCCAAAATTCTGGCACGTACAAGTTTGATGTGACACTACAATTAGAACATAACAACTCCAGTGAGACTTCTGTAACTGTGTGGGAACAGAAAAATGGCTCTGCAATAGCGTATTCGGGGCATATGTTTGATGTAAAAGGCAACGACGATTACGTTATATACTGGGGGTTTACTGTCGATTTAACCGCAGATGATTACATAGAAATTTACTGGGCAACTGGAGACACACAGCTAAACTTGCATACAGAGGCGGCAACATCACCTCACCCCGGTGTGCCATCGGCCTCCATTGATATATCATTTGTTAGCAACTCATAGTGTGTGTTTGCCTAATGTAACGTACCGTCTATACTGGTTGGACCCTATAACAGGAGCGAACCATGACCTTTGATTTTTTAGAATTGTTTAACGCTATCGGTGCAGCGTTAAAAGTAGTCACTAATGACTTCATACCTGCCGAATCCCTTGAAACTCCGATAACTGAAGATGTAACTAATCTTGACAGTTTAGATGTAACACTAACTTTCTTTGTATTTGGAGAGGCTTATGGCATCCCTGAAGACGAAGAAATAAACGATCAGTGGCCCTACGAAAGCGTAGAGTTACTAAGAAACTTTATATTCGAGCACAAAACTAAAGACCCCGAAGACGAGTTTGATTCGATTAAAGCACTTGTAAAGGAGCTATCATGATTTACATGACCCAGTGCCGAACAACGTGCACAATCGATACTACTCTGATTGACGATATACCCTACCCCCAGCACGCTCATATCCTACCGGATACGTTTCGCAGAGCAAAATCTGGATTGAAGTACCCCCCTCATGTGCTGATAGAAAGCCTTATTGACGATGAGCTACGTAGTTATGTGGCTGACAACCCTGTCAAAGGTAAGACAGGATTTATTTTTTCTGCTGGTAATCAGGGCTGGATGGGTAATAACGGGCGGTATGACAAAGACCCCGATACAAAACTGCATTACAAGGTAAAAGTACCGTTTATTGTACTAACCAACATATACGCAGGTCGTATTGCAAGTATGTTTGGAGTACATGATCACGTGTCAACAGATGCTAGCGCTTGCGCATCTAGCCTACATGTATTAATGAATATGCAAACATTAATGGATAACTATGGATTTGATCGGGTTATTGTATTTAGTGGTGAGGATAGTGTGAACAACCTTGTCCTAGAGTTCTTTGGTGAAGCAGGCGCTAGTTTGCAGTACAAAGACGAAGGAGAGCGCCAGCCCTCTGCGTTTGATGATAAGAACCAAGGATTTCATATTGGACAAGGCGCTGTAGTTGCTATATTCGAGAAGGAACACGCGGGTATGGCTGACCCTTTAGCTAAATTCGTTGGCGCGTATAGCTCCGCAGAGGACAATACAAACCCTCTAGGGCAACGTGATGACGGTTCAGGCTTTAGTAAAGCTATCGAAGGTGCATTATTTGTAGCCAAAGCACATCAAAATGATGTAAGGTTAGTTAAAACGCATGGAACTGGCACGCCAGTCAACAATGCTGCGGAAAAATCGGCACTCCTACGTTCTCTAAACGAGTTTGTAGCAACATCCTACAAACCACGTATTGGACATACAATGGGTGCTAGCGGACTATTGGAGACTGGATTGTTGCTACGCGACCTAGAAAGCGGCCTCGTGCCGAAAATCCTAAATAGAACTCAGGATGATCCTGTGTTCTTGTCTTCTGACGCCCCCATCCCCGAGGGCCTAATGCTCAGCCTTGCCGCTGGCATGGGTAACATATACTCGGCTGCGTTGTTTTCACGGGAGGTGTAAAATGGAAATAGTTAATAGTAAGGAGAAATTGTTAAAGGGTCCTGAAATTGTTGCTATGTCAGCATACAATATGCCAGACCTAAAGTATCCAAAAGAAGTTGTGCTAGCAGCAGTTGCCGCTGAGTTCTCACTACCTCGGACCGATCTTGTGCAGATTGGTAATACTGTTTTTGTAGCCCATACAGGTAAAGGCAAAAGCAAGAAGAAGATGGTAGGGCGAGCTTTTAATGTCGATACGGGACGGAACTTTATAGTAAATGGGTTCAAGTATTTCACGTATCTACAGCAAAAAAAGATTACGCATTATGTAACAGAGTTTTATGGCCCTGTGTTTCTAAATGGTTTTAAACTATTTAAGCGCCGCGCAGATCAGCAGGATACTGAGATTGCAATTGGTAAATACAGAAATACTGACAAGTATGTGGTGTTCATGCGACTCGGTAAAAAGCCACTGATGCGAGGGTTGTAAATTGAGTGTCATCGTTGACGCTGTAAAAGACGTAATAGACTGGGTTG